CCTGTTATCGAGAGACGCTATCCTCGTTCCGTCTATCGCAAACTTCGGATACGCCGTCTTCATCATCGACAGCGACGCCATCGCCCATTGTTTGTTGACGAAGATTTGGTTGTTGAGAATGCCCGTGACAAGTGCGGCTCCGTGGTAGGAGTTCTTTACATAGTCCCAATTCAGCCAAACAAGCGGGTATCTCTTTATCTCAAGATCCCATGCCCCTTTTACGACAGCATCCCTGGTGCATTCATATCCCCATATCGTGCCGGTCTCGTCATCTCTCCACAGGATAAGCAGGAGAGTGGTCATGTCATCCGTCATCTTGGCGGAATCCATCACGTTCATAAACTCGGCATCCGGCTTGATGTCCTGCCATTCCTTGGACTTGTTGGCTTTCGCCCGGAGCATGACTGTCCTTGTCGGCAGCTGACTGCGGATGATGATGTAAGGCTGTGACTCCACCCGTTTATCCGTGGGATTGCCGAAGTAGATATCTGTGTTATCCAAAACCTCGGTACGGATCTCACCCTTTACGCCCTGTTCGCCCGTCTCTGCATCCGGGTCCCAATAGGTATAGAAGCATCCGTCGCCATCGACAGCAGCATTTCTTACGAATTCCCTAGCCATGAACGCAAGCTCGTTTCTCTCGGTCAGAGCATCGAACTCTTCGCTCACGACAGTAACCGCAGGGATCAGTTCATCCGTGTTGGCTGTTCTCGCAAGTGCCGTGACATTGACCTTGATGTCATCCGTGGTGATCGAGGCGACCTCAAACATGACAACACGTTTGATGAAGTTGTAGACAGGAGTGGGAAGACCGTTCGACTCGACATTCTCCCATTGCTTCGATACAAAGAAGTTCTCATTGCATCTTACGGTCTCGTCTATGTCGAGCTGATCGTTGTACCTTCTGCCACGTTCGTAAAAATCCCACACGCATTTCTTTGTGGGTTTGTCCTCGCCCCGGAACAGACCGAGCTTTATCTCACTCATTTCTTGTCTCCTCTGGCGACTTCAAGACCGTAGTTCATGATGTTCGCCAAGCCTTCGTTCCACTTGCGGATCTCGTCCGTCTTTTCCTTGAGGTCCTCTTCCTTCTCGTCAAGCTTTGCAGTCAGCTCCACTATCAGCTTGCCCTGCTCCCGGATGACATTGTCCAGAGCAAACAGCTCGTCCTTCAAAACCTTGACGATATGCTCCAGAGCCACCACTTTGACCTCAAGGTCTTCGATTTTCTTCTTATTTGAAAGCATTTTCCCCTCCGACTCCGACTACATTTACTGTTATCTTGGCATCAATTTCGCCCTCGATCTTGTCCTTGAATCCGCCGTTTTGAGGCTGTTTCAGCGAATTCATGCAGCCGTTGGCGGCACGAGGGTCTGTTACCATCCTCTTCTCAAGAAAGTCCTCACGCCGGAGCTGTGCATCTTCAAATATCTTCCGATAGGCTTTCCTTTCTTCTTCGGAAATGTCCTGATCGCCGTTGTCCTCGTTCAGCAGTCTGTAATATGTACGCTTGCTGATGCCAAGGTACTGAAGCATTCCTGCAAACGTGGCGAATTCGCCCTTCTCTTCACGTTCTGCGAAATACCTCTCGACATTCCGCTTCATGTCCTCTGGAGTTCCGACCTTCTTCGGTCTCGGCATTTCTATACCCCCAAATAACTTTTACTGATGGCTCCGCCTCTCATGTAATCGTCGTAGTCCATCACATCGTAATCGTCTTCTATTTCCGGCTTCGCTTCCTGCTGCGCCGCCATAGTTCTTGATACACAAAGATAGCGTAGGGCATCTACACAATGGGTGACATCGTGGGGTTGCTTGGCGCAGTCATTGGGATTATCGTCATCCGCCTGGATGGACTCTATATCCGAAAATACCTTCTGTTCCACAGTATCGAGGAACATCAGCATCGGAAGCCGTTCTTTCTTGAAGTATTGCTTGACGAAAGGATCTCCCACCTCTTTCTCGGCAAGCATCTCCTTCATCAGCATATGACCCTGGACACGGTTGTTATCACTACGGATGATAGGAAGACCGTTCTCTGCGAACACTTCGTACATCGTTCTTCCGGTTTCCCTCTGACGGTTCCACATATCAGGCGGAGCATAGGTCGCTCTTATACGTTCCGTCATCGGTGTATGCTCTAGTGCCTGTTTCGCCGCATCCGATATGATCAGGTCTTTATGCTCGTAGTGTCTGTATACCCACAGCCGTCCGTCGCCATCCACGGCGCACCAGAAGCAGCTGAACATATCAAGACCATAGTCAAATGCTCTGTATCTTTCCCAATGGTTTGGTATCGCAAAGGGTTTTACAACGTGTACCTTCCTTGAGAATTCCTTGAAGTAGTTTCCGCCGATGGCATCCCAGTCGCCATACCTATATGCTCTGCGGACATCCTCCGGCATATTTGCAAGATTTCGGAGGTACAAAGGTGACGATTCCAACAAATATTTGTTGTCTTCTACCGTGGCGAAGATAAACGAATAGTCTTCGGGATTCTCGTTCTCTTCCGGGTTATCCGAATTTGTCTTGTAGACCTTGTCTATAAACAGACGCTTGACCCATGCATGACCTACTCCGCCTGGGTTGCAGGTCAGATACATTCTCTTTGGGAAATCGTTTACACCACGCAAGCATCCGCCGAGAAAGTTGAACGCTCTTTCCGTGAACTGTGTGGCTTCGTCTATGAATATCCAATCGTATTCAAGACCGTTGTAATGTCTTTCGGATTCTTCCCCTTCCCAGTTTCCAAATTGAATAACCGAACCATTGGTAAAGGTAAGGCGGTGGTTCATGTTGTTATACTTGGCAATACCAAGCGGTATTACTTCATTGCAGATAGGAGTGATATGGTTCTCGTCCACCTCTCTGAACGTGGAACGCATGATCAGGATCTTGATGCCGGGATTGAATATTGCTCCGCCTATGGCTTTTGTTCTTACGGCCCAGGTCTTTCCGCCGCCTTTAGCGCCTCCGTATGCGGTAAACATGGTACGGCTTTCAAAGAACAGCTGCTGTTTTGGATTTGCTTTGCCGGGATTCCATGTTCTTGTTTTCTTTGCTGTAGCCATGTCTCCCTTTCTAATACTGAAAATTAAGGGGGTATTTTTTCAGTATTCTGCAAAAGTTACCCCCTATACTGAAAACTTTTGCCACATATGGCAGGAATGTTCAGTAGACTTTCAGTAGACTTTTCTGTAGACTTACAGAATTGCCTGCATCTTTCTTTCCCGACCGGAAAGGATTATCTTCGGTGTTTCCAATGAATTCGGTCGGAACCCTTGAATCTCTCCATATCCCCCATACTCGATAGAGGAGCTAGTGTTTATGTATAGCCTGTCCACCTTTATGACGGCGAATCTTCTCTTATCCACCCGGTAGTAAGCGTTCCTTGCTATCAGAGGGAGGTGAGTGTGGGAATGCAGGAAAATGTCGGCATCAGCAATTTCAGACAGATCAACTAATCTCTGAAGCTTGCCCCCCTCTTTTCTGCCGCCCCCGCTGCCATGCAAACAAAGGATGGTATAGAGCATAGGCTGATTGCCCTTGTGCGGACTCTGCTTCCCGAATGATACGAACACCATCGCCTGTCCCGGAGAGTATCTGTCTCCTATGCCGAGCTGTTCGCACATCAAGCCGACTGTATCAATGCCGGATTCTTTCCATATCCTCCGCTCGTGGTTGCCTCCCGTCACAGCCAATATCTTGTCCTTAATGGGGCCGAACAGCTTAACACATTGCTCCAATTGAGACATCGGAGTTAAAGCCTCAAGATAGCTGTCGCTTATGGAACTGACCGTGGCTGTGTTCATGAGATCGCCGTTCAGAATGGTGAAACAGTTTTCAGTGAACTGAATGTAATCCAACCACTCCTGTATCTTCTTCCCATCAGAGTGGATGTCCCCGATATGTAAATCAGCCAGGGGAAGGATCTCTATCTCATCAAAGTCGCCTAGCGAATGCTTGATTACCTTCACATAACAACTCCTATATGGGAATGGCGATTTTCACGCCGATGCTTGTCTCAGCGGACGGCAGGAAAAGAATAAAACCTGTCAGCACCCTTGCCGCATAGAAAGGAGGAACCATGAACACGTTGCAGAGGCAACATACTTATCTATATTCCCATTACCACATCTATAACCAAATCTGAATCAACCATTCTTTCAGTCCTTATATAAAATTAGAATCAATTGCATCATCTCCCTAACAAATGACGTAATTGATCCCAAGTATGACGAAATTAACCCCTTGATAAGAGAGAAAGTTTTCCCCCCTCATACTCCCCCTTTATAAAGAGAGAATTAATCCCCTGACTTGCTGAACCCCAAATTATATTTTTTCTGTGCAATATGAACAACCACCCCCGTGTTTTCCCCTAGGGGGTATACCA